CGGCGCCGGCTCGGCCTTGACGTAGGTCTCCGGCGACGTCTCGAACACCAGCCCGAGCTCCTTGAGGATTTCGAGCTCACGCTTGCGCTCGTTCATCACGTCCCAGAAATCCTTACCGTTGCAGGTCGCCGCGATCACGTCGCCGAGCGGCATGAAGCCGGCCTTCACCGCCGCGATCATCGCCGGCACGTCCGTCCGCGGCTGCACCCAGCCCCAGCCGCGCGGCTTGAACGCGCACGCTTCGTACTTGTCCGACGCCAGGGCATACTCCTCGACCCCGATCAGCAAGACGGCCCGGGACAGCACCGCCTGCCGCAGCCATTCCTGGTGCAGCGGGTAGCGGAACGCCCGGATGAACCACTGCTGCAGCGTGCGCCACAGGTCGCGGTCCTCGTGCACCGCGATCTGGCTCGCGGAGAAATTCGACTGCGAGTAGTCGCGCGACAGGCTCTCGTAGCTGGGCCCCGTCCCCGCCGCGATCTCGCGCAGCATGTAGCGCATGAAGGGATCGAGCGCCGTATTCGGACGGTTGGGGGAATGAAAGACGATCTTCTGCCCGTTCTTGAGCACCTTGAGGACGCCGGGCTCGAGTGGCAGCTCGTAGCTGCCGTCTTCCTGTTTCTCCGCCGGGTCCGGCTCCCCTTCCGGATTCTCGATCGCCCCCATGTACGTCGAGCCGCCGCGCGCGGCCACGATCTCGGCCTCGCTGTAGCCGTCCATGTCGTTCAGTTTCCGGGCGGCGGCGTGCAGCCACGGCTCGCCGCGCGTCTGCGGCCAGCGGTCGATGAGTCGCAGGTGCATGACCTGGTCCGCCGGCACGCGCTCGATCATGTCTGTCTCGTTGGGCAGCGCGCGGTATTCGCCCGGATGCCGCGAACGGATCCAGTAGGCGAGCGGCCGGCCGTAGCGATCCTGCTCGATGCCCATCTTGACGACCGATCCGGGCGCGACGGCCATCGGGCCGGACGGGTTGACAAACTCGTCCGCGACACGCTCGGCCTCGACGAGCTCGAGGGTGAAGGGAATCGGGGAGCCGCCGAACGCGCGGTAGTGCTTGCGCACGAACACCTCGCCGGCCTCGAAGACCTGCCCCATCAATGCGCGCTCGAGGTCCCGGAAGTGCAGTGATCCCCCGGTGTGGCAATATTCAGCACGCGACCAGTTCTTGAACGCATCTTCGATCTCGTCATTCACGTTCTCGCGCAGCATGTCGCGGGACGACATCACCTGCGCCTGCAGCCCGATGCCGGATCCGATCACGTTGGTCTGCACGATGACCCGTGCGCGCTTCGCGTAGGCGGCGTCGCGCACGAGCGCCCGGCTGCGGTTGCGCAGCTGGGTGAGGCTCGTCATCAACTCGGAGTCGGCCGACGTCGTCGAGGTCGCCCACCCGGACGTCAGTCGCGACGCGCGCGCCGCGTGATACATGCGCGAGACGAGTCCGCCGCCGCGCGGGGTCTCGGCCTGCGGCTTTACTTTTCGTCCTTTGCGGGCGCGAGGCGGAGCATCGTCCAGCCGGACGCGCTTGAGATCGTTCCGGATCAGCTTTTCAAACACGCGTGAGCCTTATCCCGACGTTTTTCGGATTCGGCAGCCCCGCCGCGACCTTCGCCGCGGCCTCTTCATCGGCGACATAGCCCTTGTACTTCTCGCGCCACATGAGGATTTCCTCCGGTTTCATCCGCGAGAGCTGCCGCCCGCCGATCGCGTAGCTCATCTGGTCGCGCGTCGCTTTCTTCTCGATCACCGCCTCGAGCGCTGCGAGAACCTTACGTGCGTGCGAGCGGTCATCGAGCGCCACTGGCTGGTCGTAGCGCGGCAGAATGGTGAGCGCGTCGCGATCGACCTCGAAGGCTTCCGTTCCCTTCGTGACGATCGCGGTCCAGGTCCAATCGCCAGCCGCGTACACCGCGCTGGTTGCAGCATCGATCGTCACCGCGAAGTGGTCGCCGTCGGGCACCGCGGCTTTCGAGAAATTCCCCCCGCCCGTTCCTCTCTGCTTGAACCAATACGTGAGCGTCCATTGCGACGCGGGATAGTCGGTGAGGTCCTCCCGACGCCACTGCCAGGTCAGCCCCGCCCGCAGCTCGCTCGGTTCATTCGTCGGGATCTCGATCATGCCGTCACCTGTTCGCCCGGCGCATATTTCTGCAACGTGACTATGCCGTCGTCCCGAGCCATGATCCGCAGCAGCGTCCCGGTCGGCGCGATATCAAAAGAACGGAACAGTTCGCCGCTATATCGGATGCCTTCAATCGTCACGATGTCGCGCGGTTCGTCGTAATAGATAGCGAGTGTCATGATTCCCCTCGTCAGCCTCGTCGCGGCAATGCGTCTACCAGTTATTGACAAACCCGCCGCCGCGCTTCGGGGTGATAACGGTCTGCCTCGATCGCCCGGGCGCACCTGGCGGGGCCGCCGGTGCCGAGGCCTCGGCCGTCTCGCGCTCGCCTGCCGGATCCGGCGCGGCATCCGCCCCGGATCCGGGGGCTGCGTCCGCGCCGGGGTTTCGCTGCTCGGGCGGGAACAGGTGTCCCTGCATGATCTGCTGGCGGTAGTGCTCCCAATACAACGCGGACCAAGTGTCGATCCGGCGCGCGCGCGCGGCGTGCAGCGCGTAGACGGTCGCGTCGAGAAAGTGATTTTCTTTGCCCGCCTTGCACTGCCAGACTTTCTTGAAACGGCTGTGCGCGCCAGAAGCCATGCGCGCCGGGGCCTTCACTTCCGCCGTGAGCTGCTCGAAGAAATCGGCGCGCACGCCACGATACCAGTGCGTGCGCCCGGGCCCGCGGCCGGTCTGGCCGTCCGCGTTCTTGAGATTGATGCGGCCGGCCTGCTCGTCGGCGCCGAGGATGAGATCCTTGGCGCGGCTCACCCCGACCATGTACGGGCGCAGGCCGTACTTCGCGCCCTTGTGTTTCGCGGTGACGTCCATCGGCGCGCCCGGCTTGCGGAAGACGTCCGCGTCGGGGTGCCGCGCGCCCTTGATCGGCATGGCGCGCCGCACGCCCCATTTGCGATTGGCCGCCCGGCACCACTTGTAGACCGCGTCGGCCGTCTGGCCGTCGCCGGCGTCGACCGACACCGCCGAGAGGTGGAGCTCCGCACCGCTCAGGTGGCGGTAGCCCCGAAACACGACGGTGCGGTCGAGCTCGTCCCAGACGCCAAGCTCGAGCACGTTGCCGTAGAACTCGCCCGCCCAGACGAGCCAGCTTTCCTCTCCCTCGCCCCAGGCGTAGACGGCGACCACCAGGCGGTCGTGCTGGACGTCGACGCCGGCGGTGAGGACAAGCGCCGGCCACGGCACGATCCATTCCGGGTAGTCCTCGCAGCGCGCCTGCAGGTCGTCCGCTTCGCCGGCCGGGCCCTTGAACTCATATTCGAGCCCGAGCGTGGCGTTCCAGAACACGATCAGCTTCGTGATGTCGCCCGCGGTGTCGAGCTCGTGCTTCGCGGCGAGATACTTCTCGGCCAGGATCTCGAGCCGCGAATTGTGAAACGGGCTCATCAGCTCGTTGAAGTAATACCCGCGCCGCCCGCGAAACTCGGCCGATGGGACCCAGCACCCGCGCCGGACGTTCGCGTTCTTCTCGGCGTTCGTCCACAGCACGCCGCAACCCGGGCAGCAGTAGCGCGCCGTTTCGGGCTTCCACGGTCCGTAGACCGGATGGCTCTGCGCGGGATCCTGCCCGTACTTCACCTGCTCCCAGCGCAGCGGCTCGGCATGGCCGCATTCGTGGCACGGCACCTGCCAGTGCCGCTGATCGGTGAGCTCCATGCGCTTCGCGATCGAGGAGAAGCCCGCGATCGAGGGCGTGCCGCCGGCCAGGATCTTGCGATCGAGAAAGCCCTTGCCCCGTTCCTCGAGCAGCGTGATCGAATCGCCCTGGCCCTTGATGTTCAGGTTGCAGTCGTCGGGTTCCTCGACGATCAGACGCCGCGCCGAGGTCGACTTCAGATTCGACGGCGAGTTCGACCCGATGAACTTGATGAAGCCGCCCGGGAAGGCCTTGTACGTCTGCGTGTTCTCCTTCGCACGCGACTTCGTCGTGAGCTTCGTGGCGAGGACCGGCGTCACCTCCACCATCGGCTCGAACTTCTCGATGTTGAACTCTTTGCACTTCCGGTCGGCCGGGAAGAGCACGATCACCGAGGACGGATCCTCGTCCGCGATGTAGCCGAGCCAGTTGCAGACGACGCCGTCGGTCCACGTGATCTGCGCGCTCTTCTGCGCGCAGACTTCGTGCACGTGCGGATCGCTCAGCGCTTCGAGCGGCTCCCGGATGAACGGCACCAGGTCGAAGCGGAACGGCCCGGGAAAGTCAGAGTTCTTCTCGTTGAGATACCGCTTCTGCTCCGCCCACTGCGCGACCGTCTTCTGCACCGGCGGCGCCCAGCGCGCCCGCACCCGCGCCATCAGCGGCTGGAACGGGCTCGTGCGCCACGCGTTCAAACAGGCGCGCGACGTAGTCCTCAATGATCGCAGTGTCGTCATCGTGAATGCTCAAATCGACGAGCGCCTGGTCGATCGCCTCCCGCAGCGCGCGCCGCATCTCCGCCTCGTCCGTGAGCGTCATGAGTTCTTTGGCCAGCGTGGCCGGCAGCGCGCGCAGTTTTTTCTGCGCGGCCAGCACCAGCGTCGAAGAGCGCGCCTCGATCTCCTCCGCCGGCACGAGCTCGCGCCGCAGCTGCGCGATCTCCATCTCGATCTTGTCCGCCTGGACGCGCTTCAGCCGCTGCTCTTGAGTCTCGCCGCCAGCGGCGCGGGTTTTCGCGCGTTGTTGGATCCACTCGAAGATCTCCGCCGTATCGTACTGGTGCGACAGGCCGCGCAGGTTGCGCACCTTGATCGGCATGCCGTCCTTCTGCCACTGCCACAAGGTGACATCGCTGACGCCGGTGATCTCCGCGAGCTCGGTCTGATTTACGATGCGACCCATGAACACCCCGAGAGACCAGTTAACCCTATGATCCCAATACAGCTACACGAATTTCGCGGTTGGAATTAC